CATTGCCTCAACAAACATTGATTCTGCGTGCGCCAGTTTAATTCCTGGATTCGTAACCAGTTGATGTTCTTCGCCGTTGCCTTCTTGACCCATACTTATCGTAATGGTCAATGCTTTACCCATTGCGCTATTGCCGTAATCCATGTTTTCCACTACTTGTCCTTTTTCTTATTGCGTTCAGAGATTGCTTTTGCTTTTGCGCGAGCATCAGCCTTAGACCTTGCACCCCAAGCGTACAAAGATAAAAGCAACCGTGTTGGTTCTCCATCTTTGTCACGCTCGGGACCAGGCATATTGCCCATACGGGCTAGGAATGAAGCACGGCGAGGATTGTCACCAGATTTAACTGGTGCTTTCAAGTCACTTCCAGGATTGGCCGCTTCGTAGGACTTGCGTCCTTTCTCGTTGAGACCACCCTTTTTGTTCTTGCCCTCGGCACGCTGCCATGCTTCAGATGCCACTATTTGCTCTTTGCTGCGTTCATATTGTCAATGAGATTTGGGTATGGACGCCCAGCCTTTTTAGCAGCGGATTTTGCGGCAGTCTTTTGCGCTGAGGTAAGTGGCGTAGATTTCTTTTTAGGATTTTTTGTTTCCCAAACTTTTTTGTCCTTCATCACTTGCCCTTTTTCTTTTTGTTGATTGCTTTTAGGTCTGCGCCAGTAATCTTCTTACGAGGTTCTGCAATAGCAGCCAGTTTCTTTTGTTTATCGGAATATTTGTTGTACGGCATTACTTAGCAATTCTGTCCGCGTGAATTTCAACGGTTGCTGTACCTGAAGTGTAGGAACTCATACGTAGACGGAACCACGGCACACCGATAGTTGAAGTTGATGAAATTCCATTTGTAGTAAATGATGTAATCAATGTTGTTGCATTAACTTGTGTTGACGATTTGATTGCTTGAGCAACATAGTCTGTTCCGTTAACGCTAATTTCTGGCGTAATAGTGCCTACCCATGTCCCAGTTACCTGAACAATTACATGGTCAGCATCCTCAATATTTGCACCAACAACACTGTCTGCTTCGGTCAATGTTCCAGTAATATTTCCAGGTACAATCATTTTTTATCCTTTGGTTTAGTTTTAGGTTTGGGTTTTGCAACAACATACTTTGGTTTAGTTGTGCTTTTCATTGGGCCGTATGATGGATTTCCTTTCATCACAGGCTCGGCGGTAGAGTTGGGGGCATTGGTCATTTTCCCTTGGCGGTGCCGGGCTTTTTGGGCATTGGCATAGCCTTACCCTTTGCGGGAGCCACTGGCTGAATTCTCATATTTCCGTTACCGGGCTTTTTGGGCATTGGCATAGCCTTGCCATCACCAGGAGCCACTGGCATCTTTTTTCCGTTGCCGGACTTGCTGGGAGTCTTCTTTGCTGAATTCATGTCGTAATTCATTTTATTTTCCTGCTTTCGGTTTTGGTTTTGCTTTTGGCTTTGGTTTTGGTGTTACATATTTTGGTTTTGTCGTTGACGTCATAGGAGTGTATTTCATTTCATTCCTTTTCAGTGATTTCTTTGGTGAGATGCCAATCAATATGGCCTTCTAACCTGTCGTCTACCTTGTTAACCGTCTTAATTACTTGCTGCAATAAATCTCGTGACTCTGCGTGTTGTTCTGTGTTTTCTTTTCGGAATCGTTGGAACACAACAACCAAGGGCCCCAAAATGAAGGCAGATATAATTGTGGCCCAGAACGCTTCCATAAGTTAAATTAACTCAGCCCTATCAGGGACTTTAGTAATTTTGCCGTCTTTGAATTTTTGTGAGTCTTCGTAAAATCGTTGTTGTTCTCGGATAGTCGGCCCATGAAAGTTTTCTTTGCCATGTTTGAAGCCCAATCGGATAGATTTGACGTGACAACCAAAACAATAACCGCGTTTAAGGTCATTTTCCGTCGTTAAAACGTTTCCACAGTCACAATTCACGTTCATCCTCCTATATTATATCCATTTCATTGAACAATCTAGTACGCATTATGTTGTCCGATGACAAATTTTTCGGGTTTGGGTCTTCTGATTTTAGAAGCAAAGTAATCAATAGTGCCAAACGGCTTCTCAACGGACTTTCTGTATTCAGGCAACCACACATACTTAAGCATCTGGTTAGCAATGGCTAATGACATTACGCGGTCGTCGTGGGGTGAGCCATGAGTAGACCCGTTGTCGTCACGAACAAATGTCTTGAGTTCCGCAATGGTGTATTCGCAACGTATTTGCAACTGACCGTCACGTACCGCCGCATTGAGTTCGTCTAGAGCCAATGGCTTGGACAGGCTGGTGGTTCGCCAACCCAATACTTCTGAGGCTTCAGCGTTTCGTTGGTTGAGTCGCCGTTGACGGTAAAGATGTGGATAATTGCTCTTATGCAGGGCTGTTAGTGTTGTTAACCCGTGGTTGTTTGATTCAACGCCGATAAGAGCATCGTTGTAGAAAGAACCTAAAGCAAATAATACTTCTTCGCCAAATTTATCTGGGTCAACGTGCCCGTGCCAGTGAGCGACCATCAATCCTGATTTGGCATCAATGACGTGGGCACTAGAATAGTCACCTCGTGCTAATCCTTCTGCAACGTCTGCACCAACGGCATACGCAGTGCCAAATTGTGGCAAAGCCCATATTGATAACGGGCCACCCGATGATTCAAAAATAAAGGAGTTGCTGTCTAGGGTAAGTTTCTTATTGTATCCCTTGCGTGGTTTATCAATTGTTTGATTATTCAACGCATCAATGTCAAAAACCGGACGTCCCGAGCGAATGAAGGCTTCTTCTGGATTGGAAGGATATTCTTGATGCAACTGCCAGTCGGGTAACTCTTTTGCCTGCGCATCGTACCAATCTTGACCTCGTTCAGCATTAGAGGACCACGGGAAAAAGATGCCGGTGAACCTGTTTGTCCCTGTTTGACTGCCCATCCATAGGTTGTAGAAAATATTGCCCTCACCCTTAGCAGTAGACAGACAGATAACACGACCACCTACGTCAGCAATAGGTTCAATGGACGCCCACGCTTCTTCAGGGTTAGGCAAGAATGCCATTTCGTCAATGATGACTAAGTAAACAGACTCACCACGAGCAGGGTCGTTAGCACTTGGTAACGACTCAATGAGGCTTTCATTGTCAAATACCATCTTGAGTACGTTGTTCTGAATAAGTTCAGGTCCACGTCTTTTTAGAAATTCTGGCAAAAATTTGTAAATATATTTTGTTTTAGATAACAATTTACTGGCTTCACGTTCAGTCTTTGAAAGCATAACTACAAAACGGTCAGGCCAAAAGAACGTTGTCCAAAAAGCAAATGCTGCAGCAAGGGTGGAGAAACCAATCTGTCGCGATTTCAACACAATGGTGTAACGCTTATCAATCCAGTAGCGTACTGCTTCTTTTTGCGAGTCTCGTAAATCTAACTGAATACGACCTCTTGATGGATGCTTGATAAAGGCATAGTTAGAGCAAAAGAATACAAAGGCTTCAATAAGTTCGTCGGTTGTAGCGTTATCGGGGCCACGACACTTACGAAAATTGTACTCATCTAAAAGTTCGTTGAGTGTTGCCATTTCTATTTCCTCCGCTTACAATTTTTAATGCATCCCACATGACATAAACAATAGGCGATGCTACACCCAAGATATAACCAACAAAAAAAGACAAAAATACCCATTTAAATTTTAGCATTAAACAAATAATTTCCACCAGAGCAATATTCCACCACTTCCACCCAGTCCACCATTACGGTATGTGACGTTTTGAGATGCACCTCCACCTCCGCCCCCTCTACCATTTTCACCGTTTTGAGCAACAGTTGTTTGATAAAGTGCACCATTTCCTCCACCGTCTTGGCCACTTCCGTTTGCTGTAATAGCGGAACCTCCTCCTCCTCCCCCTCCTCCTCCCCAAGAGGTAGCACCGGAAACAAAAAGATTTAGTTCAGTACCATTCGGTCCTGGGTATACGCCAGCACCACCATTGCCTGCAGAGGTTGAGCCGTTTCCGCTTGTACCATCTCCTCCCGCTCCTCCTCCGCCTCCTCCTGCACGAGTCGCAGCGGTTGAGCCCGAGGCTGCTCCGCCGCTATAGCCGACTCCGTTATATCCAGAACCAGCAATACTTCCAAGACCACCAGCAGTTGAGGTTTGCGCACCTCCACCACCAGTTCCGGCACTTTTGGCTCCAGAAGTAGTTCCTACGCCACCGCCTCCTTCACCAGCATATACAAATAATGGACTATTCATACCCGATGAATCTCCTCTTGTCTGAGCATTACCACCACCACCTACTTTATAACTATAAACTTGGTTGCTCATCGAAAATTTAGCAAAACCACCACCAGGTACACCGGTTTTAGATGTTTTTCCGGCGCCTCCTCCGCCTCCTCCTGCGCTTGCTTGGGTACTTGTAGTTCCTCCTCCACCTCCTCCTGCAACCATTGCCCAATCTACGTCAAACGCTGCTTTTGCTTGTGGTGTAAATGTTCCATTCATTGTTGTTCTTGTAGAAGTATTACCAATAAAAACAACTGCATAACTTCCACTTCTGGAGACACTTATATCTCCGCCCGCATAAATATGAAAATTATTTGTTTGATGCACTATGCCAATAGTTGACATTCCCATTACGAAACCGTATCCCCAATTAATACGTATGTGTCGGTCGCTAAACACAGTAGGGTTGCTGCTGAATATTGTGTACGCAACTTGAGTCCTGGTGTGGCATTTATGGTTACACTAGATGCAGATATTGTTACCTGTCCGGTATTTAATGCCAAAAAGTCTACGCGTTCGCCTGCAGCAAGACCGGTTGAAGTATTGATTGTTACGGTAATTGCTGAAGTATTACTAAGTGTTACAAGGTCACCAATGTCAGAACTAACAACGGTGTATGTTGTTCCTGTTTGTGCATTAATTGTTTGAGCACCACCACCACTACCAGCGGCACCAGTTGGTCCCGTCGGTCCAGTGACAGTAGATGCAGCACCTGTCGCGCCTGTCGCACCTGTAGCGCCTGTTGGTCCAGTCGGACCCGTTTCGCCAGCAGGTCCGGTTGGTCCTGTTTCGCCAGCAGAGCCAGTTGGTCCTGTTGCTCCTGCAGAACCGGTTGGTCCTGTTGCTCCAGCAGCGCCGGTCGGTCCTGTCACTGTTGAAGCGGCACCTGTAGGTCCAGTTTCACCAGGAGTACCTTGTGGTCCGGTGGGTCCTGTTTGTCCTTGAGCGCCTGTAGGTCCTGTAACAGTAGACGCAGCGCCGGTGGGTCCTGTTTCACCCGCAGGGCCTGTAGGACCTGTCACCGTGCTAGCAGCACCTGTGGCTCCCGTTGGGCCAGTGACTGTTGAAGCGGCTCCTGTTGCACCTGTGGGGCCAGTCGGGCCCGTGACAGTAGAAGCATCGCCAGTAGGCCCAGTAGGTCCAGTAGGTCCTGTTGTTCCTTGTGCTCCAGTTGGGCCTGTATCTCCAATTGGTCCGGTAGCGCCAGTAACACCAGCGGTTCCTGTAGCACCAGTAGGCCCTGTGGCACCTGCGGCACCTTCAGCACCAGTCGGTCCTGTTGGGCCCGTTACAGTGGAAGCGGCACCTGTAGGTCCCGTGGGTCCAGTAACAGTACTAGCAGCGCCAGTAGCACCCGTTGGTCCAGTTGACCCAGTAGGGCCAGTTATGCCAGTCGGACCCGTCGGACCAAGAAGCGACAACGTAATTCCAACTCGTTCTCCGTTTGTAAAGTTATTAAAAGTAACGTCACCAGGGAAAATAGAAATTGGGTCAACATTGAGTTGTGCCCAACCGTCTCCAAGAATGTCAGCGTTATTGACGTAACCAGTTATTTTGAAAGAAACTGAATTATCATTATTTTTACTTTTAAATGTAATAACACTTCCAACAATATTATTAAAAGGAGTGTTGCTAGTTGAAAACTGCAATTGATTATTTGTATCTTTTTGAGCAATTGCAATTTGCGTTACACCAGGATTACAACGGAATTGCCCATCACCAGGGTCTACTGAAGTGTCAGTGTTGGTACTAAAATTATACTGAGCGCCTGCCACTGCACCAGTAGGGCCAGTTGCACCCGTAGAACCTGTTGGGCCAGTTACCGTAGACGCAGCACCAGTAGCACCAGTCGGACCGGTCGGACCTGTAACACCCTGCGCACCAGTCGGACCTGTTTCGCCAATCGGTCCCGTAGCACCCGTCGCACCAGTTGCACCAGTACTACCTACAGGTCCCGTTTCTCCCGTAGCACCGGTCGGTCCAACGAGTCCAGTAGGTCCTGTATTACCAGTTGCGCCGGTAGGTCCAATATTTCCTTGCGGGCCTGTTGCACCAGTTGCACCAGTTGCTCCTTGCGCGCCCGTATGTCCTGTAGGTCCAGTTTCGCCGATTGGTCCTGTGGGTCCGGTGAGTCCTGTTGGTCCCGTCGGGCCAGTGTTTCCAATAGGTCCTGTATAACCTGTCGGTCCGGTTGCTCCTGTGTCACCTTGTGCTCCTGTTGGTCCTGTTGGTCCTGTAGAACCAATATTTCCTGTCGCACCCGTTGCACCAGTAGGTCCAGTGACGGTTGAATCCGCACCAGTAGGTCCAGTGACGCCCTGAGCACCAGTAGGACCCGTAGAGCCAGTTGCTCCTTGAGCACCAGTCGGGCCAGTAACACCCTGAGGACCCGTCGGACCAGTAGCGCCAACGTTAATTAAAACTAAAATTACTGAATGATTATTTGCAAATCCTGGAGTTGTACCAGTTCCACCGCTTGTAAGCAACGACACCGCTACTTCAACATAACCAGTTTGTGGAACAGCGTTAGAGGTTACTAAAAACTTTTGAAAATTATTTGAGTCGTTTGCATCTTGAATATAAAGAATGTCATTGGTTTTAATAAGTGCAAGAAAGATATCAATGTCGTATCCGTCTTTGTCAATATGCGAAATTTGCAATTGCGTTGCAGAGGTTTGCGTTGCATTGTTATAAGAAATATAAGTATTTCCAGGGTTGCCGGAAGTTGAAGTGTCGTTAATTTTGTAATCGTAGAACGAAGACGATTGACCCTGTGCGCCAGTTGGTCCCGTGACACCTTGCGAACCAGTAGCGCCTGTTGCACCTGTTGGTCCTGTGGAACCTTGAGAACCCGTAGCACCGGTTGGTCCAACTTCTCCAGTTGGTCCTGTTACACCTTGAATGCCCGTAGCGCCCGTGGGGCCTGTAACACCTTGAATTCCAGTAGGTCCAGTAAATCCAGTAGGTCCAGTAACGCCTTGAATACCCGTAGGGCCAGTAGGACCAGTCTCACCAATGGCACCTGTTGCGCCAGTTGGTCCGGTAACTGTACTTGCAGCGCCTGTTGCGCCCGTTGGACCTGTTACTCCTTGTGGTCCCGTTGAGCCAGTAGCACCAATTGAACCAGTGGCCCCTGTTGGACCGGTTTCGCCCATAGCACCGGTAGGACCAGTTACTGTGGAAGCAGCACCAGTGGAACCAGTTGCACCCGTGGGTCCTGTTGGACCTGTGTCACCTACTGCTCCAGTTGCGCCTGTGGAGCCAGTGGGTCCCGTGACGGTTGATGCAGCACCAGTTGCGCCTGTAGAACCCGTTGCGCCTGTTGGACCTGTAACACCTTGGGGTCCTGTCTCTCCTTGCGGACCAGTTGCGCCCGTTGGACCAACGTTTCCTTGAGCACCAGTTGCTCCAGTCGGACCTGTCACCGTAGAGGCTGCACCAGTCTCACCTGTAGGACCAGTAAAACCAGTGGGTCCCGTACTACCTGTCGGGCCAGTAACATTAGATGCTGCACCGGTTGCACCAGTGGGTCCAGTTAAACCAGTAGCACCGGTTGGTCCTGTTCCACCAGCAGCACCGGTAGCACCAGTTGCACCCGCAGCACCTGGAGCACCAGCGGGACCAGTTGCACCAAGTAAATCAAACGCAACACCTAAATTAAGAGCGTTTGTAAAAGCCGCTCCGCCAAATGTGCCGCCAGTAATACTAAATTGTGCATAATTACTAGCAGTAAATAAAGTTGCTGCACCTAATTGCCAAATTTGATAATCGTCATTGTCAACTTGGCTTTGAAAAGCAACAAATGTAAAAGTTTGCGCAATTATCCAAGGCTCAATGTCGTTACCAAAACGGTCCTTGGTACTCATGTACATAACTGTTGCGCTTGATTGCGTAGCGTTGTTGTAACGAATTTGTCCGTTGCTAATTCCAGTCGGATTAGTCGTTGTACTAAACGTATATTTCAACGACGTAAAAAGAGGTCCCGTTGCGCCCGTGTTTGTTGCCGAGCCTGCAGTACCAGTGGCTCCAGTTGCTCCGGTTGGTCCAGTAGGTCCGGTTGGTCCGGTTAGACCAGTGGCTCCAGTGGCACCAGTTGAGCCGGTTGGGCCCGTAACCGTAGATGCTGCTCCAGTTTCACCCGTCGGTCCTGTAGAACCCGTAGAACCTGTATCGCCAGTGGCTCCTGTTGGGCCCGTAGGTCCCGTTACAGTTGATGCTGCTCCAGTTGAACCAGTACTACCTGTAGGGCCAGTAAATCCTGTTGGACCAGTGGCTCCGGTAGAGCCCGTATCACCAGTTGGTCCTGTAGCGCCAGTCAATCCAGTTGCACCGGTCGCTCCTGTTGCTCCAGTTGCTCCGACAGCGCCAGTGGCTCCCGTGGAACCAGTTGCACCAGTACTGCCCGTAGCGCCTACTGCTCCGGTCGCACCTGTAGGTCCAGTGGGACCCGTTTCTCCTGTGGCACCAGTAGGACCAGTCACGGTAGAAGCCGCTCCGGTAGAGCCAGTAGAACCCGTTGGTCCCGTAATTCCTGTCGGACCCGTTGGTCCTGTCACGGTAGAAGCAGGGCCCGTAAATCCGGTAGGGCCAGTAGGTCCCGTAGAACCAGTAGAACCAGTTGGTCCAGTAACTGTGCTAGCCGCACCTGTCGCACCAGTAGAGCCAGTGGAGCCTGTTGCTCCGGTAGAACCTGTTGCACCTGTAGGTCCGGTATAACCGGTGGGTCCAGTAAAGCCAGTTGCGCCAGTAGCACCCTGAGTCATGTATGACAGCGAGTTCCAAGCCGTTGTTCCGTTACCAATTTTAATTTTAGATGTGTCAGACTCAATGCCTAACTCACCTGAAAGCAAAACGGGGTTTGCGGAAGTCCAGTTTGCCGCTGTATCACGACGTAATTGAATGCTAATGGCCATTAATTATCTCAACTTCCGGCGAACGCGACGAGGCAGTACATATTCTGCAGTTCCAGCGGCACCCTCATTGGCGTCAAGACTAAAAACCGTAGTTGTTCGCGTTGCCAAATTGTCGTTGAGAACAAAACCGTTGAGCATATGAAACATAATAGAATCTGCGGCACCGCCATCGGGCGCATCTTCTTGTTGGTGCGAAATCAATAATTGCTGTTGACTAATACTGAACTGCGACTTAATTGTGTTCTGTCCCTGAACATACAACGAGGCATTTTCGCCCTGATATGCGTTAGAACCTGGCGACGACCATACCGCGCGCATCAGATTGTCACATCCATGTCTTGATTAGATTTATCTAGCATGCGTGTTGCCTGTTCGTTAGTAGCAAATTGAGCAATGAGGTCTTGAAGTTCCAAATCGGACAAATCTTTGGCATTTTCGTGCTTGATTGTCAAATGTTGGTCCTTACTAATGGCCCCCGTTGCGGTCAAGTACAATTGCGCTGCCTTCACATCGCCATTTAAACCTTTTTCGTACAACGAATTTAAAAGCCGTTGTGTACGCTCAGGGGATTGAGCGATTCCTTTGATGGCTTCTTCCCACAATTGCTTAAACAAGGGCATTTTTTCCCAGTTTGTCGGCGTATTGTAGTGAACTTCGTGCATTTCTGCCCATGCTGACTTGGTTTTAGGGTACCGGGTGTCTTCCGGCTCCAAAATCCAGTCAAGATACAGTTGCTGATTGTTTGTCAGACGGTCCTTGGGCATAATTTCCTTCAGATTTGTGAGAGCGTTCCATATATATGTCCATTTCATTGAACATCGCAAAGAAAAATTTTGTGCCAGGACAAAAAAAATCTGGTTGTTCCGCCTGTTAAACGAAATGGCCGTTATAATGAAGAGGTATGGCACGGATGAAAAATTACAAGGCAGGAGCAAACCGTCACTGGCAAGCAATTGCCACATCCCAGAGATGGGCTGACAAAACAGCCAAACCAATAATTCCTTACGTTGTTGGTGGTATTAATGGCAAAATTTCTGAAGAGGAAATGGTTAATTGGGCAGCAAAACGTGCTGGCGTTGCCGTTGACCAAATTAAAACCGCCAAAGATGGTCGGAAGTATTTCTTAGTCAACGGTAAAGTGAACTATGTAAAAGGTTCAAAGCCTTTGAAGTAGGCTACACTGAAGCCATAGTGATAAGCCAACAGGATTGGCAACGCATCCCTCACGCGGTCCAGAGGGGCACCGGGAAGAGCGGCTCGCAAACGGTCCTTGCTGAGACATAGGGAAGTGCGAGTTTGTAGGTTTAAAGCCGTAGCCCTTCAACGTACCGTTATTACGGATAGGTACACTCTCGCTAACAAAATTGGCATTTGCAATAAAGGTTTTCTAGGTCGGTAGTTCAGCAATGAACACACACAGATTTCCCTTGCAGTTTAAACAAACTGTGAATAAATCGGGGGGGATTCCCACTCTGCGTGCAACATCGCTCTTTCTTTTTTTGTTTTTTTTTTCTTTCTAAAGTGATGCGTCAACCACTCTGATAAGAGAACTAAAAATCATTAAACCTCGTGGGTTTGGACTGAGCGCAGCGAAGGAAAACACACATTGGTGCGCTGAATGCAGCGCAAAGCCCTACGTGGCAAGAGGTGAGAATACTCGTGTACACTGAAGCAATGAGCAAAGCAAAGCAAAAGGGAACTACGTATGAAACACAAGTACGTATTCACCTCAACGACAACGGATTCCCAAACGCCGAACGACAAGTACTCCACGGCAACAAAGACACCGGAGACATCAAAGGCATCGCCTCACCAACAGGCAAAGTAATCCTACAATGCAAAAACCACCAAACAATGCAACTATCAACCTGGCTCAACGACACTGAAGAACAAGCCAACAACGCCAACGCACTAGGAATACTCATCCACAAACGCAAAGGCTACGGCGAAAACAAATTTAACCAACAATACGCAACAATGACACTAGAAACACTGCTTAAACTACTCAAAGAAGCAGGCTACCAATAACCACGTTACCA